GCCGGTGCCGGAGCGCGCGGGAAACGCCCAGCTACGGGTCAAATTCCGGAGTTGCAGGGGGAGTTGCAGGGGTTGCATGTGCGGTTGCACCCCATCCGATCAGTTTCATGCGTTTAAGCGCCGTTTCGATCTCGAAATCGCTCGGTGTCAGCCGCCAGGCGGTCGACAAAGCCATCAAGCGGGGCCGGATCGACCCGAGCAAGCCGATCGACCAGATCCGGATCGATTGGGAGCGCAACGCGGATCCGTTGCAGCGCTCCAGGCGATTGTCGCCGGTCCCGGATCCGCCTGCCCCGGTACAACCGGTTCGCCAGCCCGCGCCGGCGCCGACTGCTCGCCGGGTAGCAGATGAGGATACCGACGGCGGCGGGCCAGCGAAACTTGGCGGTCTGACCAAGTTCGACCTGGAGATGCGGGACATGGCGGTCCGGCTCAAGCTCCGCCAGGTCGCGCTGCGCGAGAAGGAAGGCGCACTGATCCGCGCGGATGAGGTGGATGCTGCGTGGGCCGCTCTGGTGCTGAACGCGAAGTCGCGGTTGATGCAGATGGGCGATGAACTTGCCGATGTCCTGGCGTGCTCTTCCGACCGGGTTCACTGCAAGCAGCTCATCGATGACAAGGTGTACGAGATCCTGAACGAGCTCGCCCGGTACAGAAATGGCCAATGACGGTAGACAGGTCGATCGAGAGGGCTTCGCTGTTATGGGCGCCGCCGCCGCGCCAGACCGTCTGCGAGTGGGCGAAAGAGAACTTCATCGTCACCACTGGCGCGAACAAAGGACGCTTCCGGCCGGCTGCGTATCAGCTGGAACCGATCAATGCGATCGGCGATCCGGCGATCAACGAGATCGTGATCATGTCCGCCACGCAGATGTTGAAGACGATCACGATCCTGGTCGGAATCACTTACGTGATCGCGCGGGATCCGGACCCGATCATGGTCGTGATGCCGCGCGACTCGGACGTCGGCAAGTTTTCCAAGTTCCGGCTGGCATCGACGTTGCGCGAGATGACGGTGCTGCGCGGACTGGTCTGTGATCCCAAGTCGCGCAACTCGTCGACGACGATCGACACGAAGGACTTCCCAGGCGGTCCGCTGATCATGACGGCGGCAGGCTCGCCGGCGAACCTGGCGGCGTACGCGATCCGCTATCTCTTCTGCGATGAGGTTGACAAGTATCCCAAGTCTTCCGGTGGAGAAGGCAATCCGATCGATGTGGCGAATAAGCGCACGGCGACATTCCGCGGCCGGCGCAAGCGAATTCAGACCTGCTCGCCGACCATTGCCCGCGAATCGCAAATCGCAGCAGCCTACGCGGAGACGGACCAGCGCAAGTTCTGGGTGCCGTGCCCTGTCTGTGGCCAAGACCAGATCCTGGTATGGCGACAGGTCCGGTTCGCAAAGAAGATCGAGGACGTCAAAGAGCGCGCAGCCACGGCGACGTACGCCTGCGAGCACTGCGGTGCGATATGGAACGACGTCCAGCGCTGGGCGGCCGTTCAGCGTGGTGTGTGGCGTGCGGATCGGCCATTCAACGGCGCGGCGGGCTTCTGGATCAGTGAGTTGTACTCGCAGTTCAAACCCTTGCGGGAACTGGTTTCCGATTTCCTCAAGGCCAAGGACGATCCGGAGCGTCTCAAGGTGTTCGTGAACACGAGTCTGGCCGAGGTCTGGGATGTGCCCGGCATGGCGCCGGACTGGAAGCGGCTGTACGACCGTCGCGAGGATTACGCCTACGGCAAGGTGCCGCACGGCGCGTCTTTCCTCACTGCGTTTGTCGACGTTCAGGAGAACCCGCCGCGGCTCGAGGTCGAGGTGAAAGCCTGGGGCAAGACCGGCGGAGAGAACTGGTCGGTCTGGTATGAAGTGATTGCGCCGGAACGGCCGGGTCCCGGTGGGCGCCCGGTGCGTTGCACGCCAGCGGATCCGGAGCCGTGGGAACGCCTGGCGGAGTTGATCATGAAGGACTGGCCGCACGCCGACGGCGGCACGCTGCCGATCTGGGCCTGCGGTGTGGACTCCGGTTACATGGCCGAAACGGTCTACTCGTTTTGCCGGGGTTTTGTGCAGCCTGCATATGGCCCGGCCGGCGCGGTGGTGCCTTCGTATCGGACAGTGGTACCGACCAAGGGCGGCCACAATCCGTTCAAGATCATCGAGAACATCTCCCAGATCGACGCGGCCAAGGCCCGTGGCGGTTTGCGGATCGTCACGATCGGGACACACTGCGCAAAGCAGAACGTCTATGACTCGCTGGGGAAGGACAAGCCGCTCGACGATCAACCGTTTCCGAAGGGCTACTCGCATCACCCCAGCGCTTACGACGAGTCGTACTTCCAGGGGCTGACAGCCGAGACTCGGATCGTCACGGAGGCCGGCGCGGTCGAGTGGCATAAGACCGGCCGCAACGAGCCGCTGGACACCGCAGTGGGCAACCGGGCGATGTACGAATTGTGCGGTGGCCAGCGGCTAAGCGATGCGGCCTGGGAAGCGCTCGAGCAGCAGCGGCAGCAGTCGGCGGCGCCGGTGGTAGTCCCGGGGCAAGCCCCGGCGCGCACTGTCGAACAGCGCGAAGAGAGCCGTGTGGCGCGGCCGAAGTGGATGAGCTAAGCGATGGCCTACACCCAGCAGGATCTGGACCGGATCGAGAAGGAGATCGGCAGCGGCGCCGCGGAGCAGCAGTATGGCGACAACCGGGTGCGCAAACGCACGCTCTCCGAACTGCTGCGCATACGAGCCGAGATGCAGGCGGAACTGGCCGCACAGCAGCCACCGATCCGCCAGGTGCGGTTTAACACGGAAAAGGGAGTTTGACGATGGTGTCGAAACAGACAGAGAAGAAGCAGGGGAAGAAACCAGTGGAGCCACCGAAGCAAGAACCGCAGACGCAAGCTCCCACGATCGGTGTACAGCCGGTCGTGCCGGTGCGCGCCGCGCGGATCACGCCGCAGGTTGCGCTCGAGGCGTTGCTGGTGAGCTGGCTCTGCCTGCGCGACTTTGCACTGTGGGCCTTCGTACAAGGCGTGGATTCCGAAGCGCCGCTGGCCAATGTCGATCTATCGCAAATCGGGGTGAGCGTCGAGCAGATGAACGCGATGCGCGGCGCGGTGATGCACTTCGCCAAGCAGATCGCCGGCAAGAATGATCCGGACGTTGTGCTGCGGGATGCCATCGCCAAGGTTCGCAGCGGGCACGCCCCGGTCTTCTCCCTGACCGTTCCCAGCCTTCCTTCCGCATTCTGATTCGCCGCGTAGCTCCCCATCATGGCCAAAGCCGAACTGTTCGCCGACGTGTACCGTCCCGCGCCCAGCGCGCCCGGGGTCTCTGTGCCCGCGCCGGCCGCGGCGTATGCAGGCACTGGCGGGAGCGCTGGCGGAAGTGCGATGCCCTACTACGACGCCTCCGGCTGGGGGCGGCGCATGTACGGCTGGAACCCGGGCAACGCAGGTCCGAACACCGTCGGCATTCAGACCATCGAGACGCTACGCTCCCGGTCGCGCTACACCGCGCGCAACGATCCCTGGGCCAACAACGGCATTGCCTCGTTCGCTGCGAACGCCATCGGTACTGGCATCAAGCCCCAGTCGATGCACCCCAGCAAGCAGGTCAAGCAGAAGATCCAGAGCGCCTGGCTGCGTTGGACCGACCAGTGCGATGCGCACAACGCTTGTGACTTCTATGGCTTGCAGACGCTGTTGTGCCGGGAAGTGATCGAGGGCGGCGAGTGTTTCGCCCGCCTGCGCCCGCGCCGCAAAGATAGCGGGCTGCGCGTGCCGCTTCAAATTCAACTCCTGGAATCTGAGCTGCTCCCTGCCTGGTACAGCGTCGACCGCCCGAACGGGAACCGGGTACGCGCCGGTGTCGAGCTGAATAAGGAGCACTCGACGGCGGGTTACTGGTTTTTGAAGCAGCACCCGGGCGACACCATCCTCTGGCCCAGCAACGCCGGCGTGCTGCTGCGCGTTGCCAGCCAGAACGTATGCCACGTCTTTCAATCGTTGCGCGCCGGGCAGCTGCGCGGCGTGCCATGGCTCGCGCCGGTGTTGCTGCGCATCCATGAATTGAACCAGTTCGAAGACGCGGAACTGGTGAAACAAAAGGTTGCGGCGATGTTCGTGGCCTTCGTGAAGCAGATGACGGGCCAGGGCGTGTTTGGCGAGGTGCCTGGCACGCCCGGTGTAGCCCCGGCGCCGCCGCCCGGTGTGGGCACGGCCATGATGGAGCCGGGCACGACGCAGTATTTGCGTTTGAACGAGGATATTGAATTCGCGAATCCTCCGCAGTTCAATTCGCTGCCCGAGTTCATGCGGATTTACCTGCGCTCGATCGCGGCGGGCCTCGGCGTCACTTACGAGCAACTGACCGGTGACTTGACCGGCGTGAACTATTCGAGCATCCGCGCGGGCCTCATTGAGTTCTGGCGCCGCTGCGAGCAGTTCCAGCACCAGGTCATCATCTTCCGCTTCTGCCGACCGGTCTGGGACGCCTGGATCCGCACGGCTCTGATCTCCGGCGAGCTCGATTACTCCGATTACGCAAAAGACCCGCTGGCATTCACGAGTGTGAAGTGGGTTCCACCCGTACGGCAGTGGGTGGATCCGGCCAAAGAGATCGGCGCCACGCTCGATGCGATTCGCGGTGGACTGGGCTCCCGTGACACGGCGGCCAGTGCGCAGGGCTTCGATGTCGAGGAGATCGACAACGAGAACGCCCGCGACCAGGAGCGTGCCGATGATCTGGGCCTGGTTTACGACTCCAACGCGAGGGACCGTTCCGCCGCGGGCATGCCCACCGGCGAGAGTCCTGCGCGCCCTGGCCAGAAGAAGGGCGTGCGCAGCGCCACGCCGGTGCAACGGCTTGCGCTCGCTACTCCGGCCGGGCTTTACGCGGTGCTCGAGGAGATCGTGAGCCTGGAGCTGGATCGGAGGGCGGCGTGACACGCGGAGAGCTGATCGACAACGGCGGGATGTCTGGCTTGACCGGCATTGCTCTGCGGGTCTTCAACCAGCCGCTCGCCATCGGGCGCGACAAGTTGGACATTATTGTCCGCAACGTCGTCCTGCCGCGCCTCGGCGGGGATGTGGATGCCGCGCTCGCGGTTGACCAGGAGAAGAGCGACCGCAAGCCTTACACCGTAACTCCGGATGGGGTCGCACTCATCGACGTCTGCGGAAGCCTGGTGCGAAAGTCTCTCGGGCTGCGTCCGTGGAGCGGCATGACCAGCTACGAATGGCTGAGCAAAGAGCTGTCCATGGCGTTGGTCGACCCCGATGTCCGCGGGCTGTTGTTGTGCTGCGATTCGCCGGGCGGCGAGGTGGCGGGTTTGTTCGACATCGTCGACGAGTTCTATGCGGCCCGCGGCCGGAAGCCGATCTTCGCCTCGATCTGTGAGCAGGCCTGCTCGGCGGCGTACGCCATTGCCAGCGCAGCCGACAGGATCTACATCACCCGAACTGGCGCGGCCGGATCGGTGGGCATCGTGATGTGCCATGCCGACCAGTCCGACTACGACAAGAAGCAGGGCTTCCGCTACGAATACATCTACTTTGGGGAGCGCAAGATCGACGGCAATCCGCACGAGCCGCTGAGCGACGGCGCACGCGCGGTGCTTGAAGCGGAGGGACGTCGTTGCTACGGGATGCTCACCCAGGCGGTAGCGCGCAACCGCGGGATGACGCTCAAGGCGGTCAAAGGCACTGAAGCCGGCGTGTTCTTCGCCGATCAAGCGATTGCGGCCGGTTTAGTGGATGAGATGGGGACCACTGAGGCCGCCTGCGCGGCGCTGGTCGAAGAGCTTGCCCGGAAGGCAGCGGGGGAGTCGACGGATTTGAAGAGCGAGCGGCAATTGGCGGCCCAACTCGCGATGGCACAGGTTTCGGAAGCGGGAGCGTCCGCTCCGAGTTCGATGAAGGGAGACACGATGACCAGACCAAAAGTGGCGGGCGCAAAACCAACGCCCGCAGCCGGGAAAAAGACGGTCGAGGATGACGACGAGCCGAAGGGCGCCAAGGGCAGCAATGCCGAAGCCGACGACGGTGATGATGACGACGAGATCGACGCCAAAGGCGACGATGATGACGCCAAAGATGACGAAGAGAAGGGTAAGGGCAAGCCTGGGGGGAAGGAATCCAAGCCGCGCGGCGGCAAAAAAGGCCGCCATGCTGAAGCCGAGGCGCCGCAGCCGACGCCGGAGGGCTCGGCGGCCGGATCCGTACAGGCGGGCATGGCCGTGGCGGCGGAAATCGCGGATCTCTGCATCCTCGCGGGCATGCCCGGTATGACCGCGCAGTTCATCAAGGCCGGCCTAACGCCTCAACAGGCGCGGGAGAAGCTGATGGCCGCCCGGGCCGGTGGCGATCAGGGCGAGATCGACCAGGCCATCCAGGCGGACACCGGAACGAACTTGCGCGTGCCGCCCGGGGAAACCGGCGTGGTGAAGAAGTGCAAAGCGATGGCCGCGCGCATGCAGGCGCAGAAAGGCAGGGCCTAACCGATGGCCGTTCAAGTTCAAGCGTTCAATCAGGGCGACTGGCTCAAGTGGGAGCACGTGGATCATCGCTTCAGCCGCGATGCGGTCGTGCTCGCCGCTGGCCAGTCGAACATTCTGACCGGCACGGTGCTGGGTCAGAAATCGGCCGGCGCAGACCTGATCGAGGTCGTCCCCGGGGGCAGGAACACCGGCCACGGCGCCCTGACCATGGACCCCACGACGCCGCTTCTGGCGGGCGTGCTGTCGGGTGTCTACACCGCGACGTGCACGGTCGCTGCCGCCGGCGCCGGCACTTTCCAGGTGACTGCTCCCGGTGGCGCTGTTCTCGGAACGGTGACTGTGGGCGGTGCTGCGTTCGCGACTCAGATCAAGTTCGTCATTGCGGACGGCGCGCCGGATTTCATCGTCGGCGATCAGTTCTCGATCGAGGTAGGACCAGTTTCTCCGGCCACTGTCGTGCCGCTGAACTTGGGTGCCTCGGACGGAACGCAGAACGCCGCGGGCATTCTGCTGTTCACCACTGACGCCACTGCCGGCGCGGTGAAGACCACGATGATTGCCCGCGAGGCGGTCTTGTCCTCGTACGGCCTGACTTGGCCGGCGGGAATCACGCAGGCGCAACAGGATGCCGCCGTGGCGCAACTCGGCGCGAAAGGAATCCAGGTCCGGCAGGGCGCGTAACACTCGTCGCCGCGATCAAGAAAGAGGAAAACACACCATGCCGATGATCAATCCATTCACGACTGACGGCTTTTCGCTGGTTGCGCTCACCGATGCAATCAACGTCATCCCGAACATGTACGGCAAGACCAACGAGCTCGGCCTGTTCACGGAAAAGGGTGTTCGCACCCGGACCGTGATCGTGGACGAGAAGGACGGCGTCCTGAACCTGCTGCCCACGCGGCCGGTGGGCGCGCCGGGCACGGAAGCGATCAAGGGGCGCCGCAAGGTGCGCTCGTTCGTGATTCCGCATATCCCGCACGAGGATGGGATCCTGCCCGAGGAAACGCAGGGGTTGCGCGCCTTCGGTTCGGAAAACGAGCTTGAGGCGCTGGAGACGCTCGTTGCCGAGCGCCTGGAAACGGCGCGCCGCAAGCATGACATCACGCTCGAGAATCTACGCATGGGCGCACTGCGGGGCCAGATTCTCGACGCCGACGGCTCGGTGATCTACGACCTGTTCAGCGAATTCGGCCTCACGCAGAACATCGTGAACTTCCAGTTTTCGAGCAACGCGTTCGACGTCAAGACCGCCGTGCTCAATGTGAAGCGGTATATGGAACTGCACCTGTTGGGCGAGGTGATGCGCGAAGTGCATTGCCTGTGCGCGCCCGACTGGTTCGACGCCTTCACGCGTCATCCGGACGTGATCACCGCGTTCCAGTTCTTTCAGCACACCGATCTGCCCAATCAGACACTGGATACCGACAACCGGCGCAACTTCCGGTACGGTGGCGTGACGTTCGAGGAGTATCTCGGCCATGCGAGCGACGGCGACGGCGTCGATCACGTTTTCGTGCCGGAGAGTTCGGCCATCTTCTTCCCGCTGGGCACGATGACCACGTTCCGCACCTGGTTCGCGCCGGCGGACTTCAACGAGACCGTCAACACGGTCGGCCTGCCGATCTATGCCAAGCTCGAGCCGCGCAAGTTCAACCGCGGGATGGATCTGCACACGCAGTCCAATCCCCTGCCAATGTGCCTGCGTCCCGCCTTGCTCACCAAGGCGACGATGAGCTAAACACGATTCCGCGCAACTACCAGCGGTGTGATCGGGCTCGATGCGTCGGGAGTCGGTGGGCAGGCTGCCGACTCCCAGCAAGGGCGTCTGGCACCGCACATCGACCGAGCTACTTTCAGCTCGCCTGGCCCGCCGTTCGACTGTTAACCGAAGGGTCCTCGAAGTCCTACCCGCTTTGACAACGAACTTGCTCAGATGTACATTTGAGGCAGGAGCTTCAGCCATGGCATCCATCACCACCGTAGTAGCCCGAAACGATTTCTCAAGCGTGCTGAACCGGGCCTCCTTCGGCAAGGAACGCGTGATCCTGAAGCGTCGCGGCAAAGCCATTGCCGTCGTCGTCCCGATGGAGGATTTGGCGCTTCTGCAATCCCTCGAAGATAAGCTCGACAGCGCCGCTGTGTTGGCGTCGCGCAAAGAAACCCGCAAGAAAGGCACGAAATCATTGGCTCAACTGCGTGCCGAAGTGGGAGAGTGATTTGGGTTGCCCTACGGTATAGAGATTGCCACCGCCGCCGAACGCCAGATTCTCAAACTGGAGGCTTCAGCCAGGCGGCGGATTTTCAAGAAACTCGACGCCCTTGCTAGAAATCCGCGCCCCGTTGGAGTGGAAAAGCTCACCGCCGTTGACGCGTACCGGGTGCGCGTTGGCGACTATCGAATCATCTACGACATCGAGGATGAGGCAACCACGGTTGTGGTTCACAAGGTCGGGGATCGCAAAGATGTTTATACGCGGCGAGCGCAGAGAGGCTATGGGCGTTATGCGGCCAAGCAAACCACTCCCCCATTCCTCATCCCTGCTGGTTCCAATTCGCCGCCGCCGTCAAGGCAGGGAATTTCCCCCTGCTGGACTCCAGCAGCCCTCACCCGAAGGATCGTCACCAATTCATGAACTCATGGCTATCGCAGAGCCAACTCGCTTCGACAACCAAGCAAGGTCCTTCCGCTCGGAACCACTACTGTCTCTGGGAGTTTCCACTGCGTAAGCGAGTAGGAGCCTCATCCCCCAGTTGATGGCCAGCCCGAGCGCGACTTGCCGATCCTCCCTGCTCAAGAAACTGGTGCCGTCGATCAGACCGGCCTGGCGGATCGCCTCACCAAATTCTCCCTTAAACATGGTCGCCGGCGTGCCCAGGTCCAGGCCAACATAGACAGACTCTGAGCGGGAACTCGTTAATTGCCTCTGAAGGTCGAGTACGTTGTCCAGCGCTGCCCGCCAATGCCCGACTCCCAAGCCCGTCCGCAACTGTCGGCACGCTGCAGCGAGAAAGAAACAAAGAGGCGAGTAGAGCTTGCCATCCAACCTCAATTCGGCCGCATACACTATCCTCGCGTTGCGCATCAGAGCGTCGAGAACTACGGCGTCCCGATGCGGTCCCTCTGGCGCAATGCTGAATAGGCTAGACTCCGTCAGTCGCTGCACGCTCTGAAACCACTCGGTCAGCTCATTCGCGATAGCTGTTGAGTCGAGATGCATCATGCTGCTTCCACCGAAAGAATAGCCTGCGAGGGGGACCGGAATCCCTCGTACGCCCACGCCTCAGGCTCGGATACATACTGCGCATCAGCAAACTGTGGCGGAAGCGCCGACCAGTCGATAGGCCAGCATCGCGGCCCTTCGGTTCGCAAGACGGCGCGTTCACTCTCCGTGAGATCCGCCCAGGCTGCCTCCATCTCGTCGAGGACTCCGTCTTCCTCGGCGGATTCCTCTCCCTGATGCCTCCAGCGGGTCATCCACAACCGGCGCTCCAACTGACGGTAGCGTACAAACTCTTTACTCATGCACTTTGCTCCAGCGAGGACTAGTAGCCGTCAGAGCGGATTCAAACTGCGTCAAGAGACAGCGGCCACGCGGCTCCACGCATGCGTGCGGGTAACGGTCAGAACGAACAAGCAATGTTGGGCCGCGTTCCTCGGAAGACAGCCGAAACACTGGGTCCCGTCCTTCGCCGCCGAGCGATCTGGGTAGGCGAGGCTTCGGTAGGTTCCGCGCCTGATCGAGCGCAACGGACATCCCACCGGTTGCAGGGGCTACAGTGCCATCTTCGGCAACGGGTATGTCACGGATCGGCCCTTCAATGCGAACACCCAGCGTGCGACCGGACCGTCCAACGACGGGATAACCGTTCGTATGCTCCTTCATGGCCCGAAACATCGGCTGGCCGGACGGTTGATGTTGAGGCTCCATGATCAATATCGACTGATCTCTCACAACTAAATGCTAACAAAGAGCAGGTTGGCAAAACGGCCCCGTCATTGACGGTGCTGGTGTTCGACATTCGGTCGATCACCGTCGGCCTTCAACGGCGAAACGCTTCCTAGAAAAAACAAGATGGCCATGTAGTCGGTGACCCGGAGGCAATCCACTCGGACGCGTAAGTCGCCGTCCCGCTCTTGCGCCGCAAACGGCGCCCAAAGTTAACTTACTCAAAGCCCATTTCCTCCGCTTCCCCGTCGAACTGAAGACCAAGCCCTCTTTTTGCAATGAGCTGGCAAGACCAAGTTGACGACATGCTGGAGACGCTGCTCGATCCGGACACCGGATTCGGTACGCCCTACGTTTACACCTTCAGCGGTGGCAGCACGATCGCTCTGTCTGGATATTTCAACGCGGCTTACGAGAACGTCAAACTCGACGGCTACGGCAGCACGATCACGACGATCCATCCGGTGCTGGGCGTGAGGCTGGCGGATTTCGCTGGTACTGCGGGTCCCGTGCAGGACGACACGGTGGTCGTCAACGGTGTGAACTACGCCATCTGGGACGTGCAGCCGGACAAACAGGGTGACCTGGTGAACAAGAATGGCGGCGCGCTCCTGCTTTTGAAGAAACAACCCTGATGCCTACCGATCATCCCCGGTCTCTGATTCGGGATTACACTGCCGCGGGCCTGGTGAGCGCGTCAACACTCGCTGGCGCGCAGGTTTTTGCCAACCGGATTGAGCCGGTCGGCGACAACTGGTCGCCGGCGATCTTCGTTCACACACCCAGTGAGTCAGTCGATCAGAAGGATTCGTGGGTCTCAAATGACCCGGACAGTCCGGGCCGGTTGACGCGGGAACTGGTGCTTGCCGTTGCCGGGATCATGGAGATGCCGCGCTCTGGAGTGCCGATTGACCGGCAACTCGATCAGCTCGCGTACCAGATCGAAGCATTCATGGACTCCGATCCGACCCTCGGAGGCCTGGCCTCGAAGTCCCTGCTGCAGCGCAGCACTGTCACTCTCAAGCCCGGTGGCGTCGATGCTGTCGCGATGGTGCAACTCGTTTATACGGTCACCTACTACACAGAGACGATCACGGATCCTCATGTGGATGGCATTGCGCCGACGGAGGTCTTTGTCGGCATTGCGCCGGACATCGGTGTTGCCAATCAGGCGGATTACATCGAAGTGGTGGGCGGCTAAGGCATGCTGGACCTTCTGATTCAGCGCGGCGCGCGGACCGGCGAGCTGCAGGATCCGGACACGGCTCGGCTCAACCATCAGGTGAGCAACCTCATTCATCGCGGGCTGATCCTCTCTGTGGACCTGCAACACGCCGTGGCTACGGTCCAGGTCGGAGAGGTGCAGACCGCGCCGCTTCCCTGGCTCACCTCGCGCGCCGGCGGAGACATCACCTGGTGGGCGCCGGAGGCCGGTGAGCATGTGGCGATCCTTTGCCCCGGTGGAAGTCTGTCGCAGGGCGTGATTATCGGCTCGCTCTATTCCAGCAGCAACCCAGCGCCGGGGAGCAGCGCCGACCAAAGCATTACGAAATACTCCGACGGCACGACGATCACATATGACCGCGCGGCACACACTTTAGCCGTTCAGGCTGTGGGCGCGGTGGCGATCAACATCCAGGGCAACGCCACGGTCACCGCGCAGGCCGTAACGGTGAATGCGCAGAATGGCATGACGCTTGCCGGCACGTTGACTGTCAATGGCGATCTCACGCTGAACGGAAAGGTAGCGGGCACTCTGAAAGTGACCGGCGATGTGCGCGCCACGGGTGCAGTGGCGCAGTCGATTCCGCCAGCTCAACTATGATCGGCATGAACGGGAATTCCGGCGCGGAGCTGGCCGGCCTCAGCCATCTTGAACAGAGCATCCGCGACATCCTCCTGACGCCGAAGCTCAGCCGGGTAATGTTGCGCGACTATGGCTCGGATCTCTTCGCGCTGGTCGACCAGCCACTCAACGAAAGCACCAAGATGGCGATCACGGCGGCCACTGTGGGCGCGCTTTCCACATGGGAGCCGCGGATTCAGGTGCAGAGCGTAGCGGTCACCGCGGATCCGGCAGGCGGTTCGATCATGATCGCGCTGACCGCGCAGTATTTGCCTGACGGCCAAACCATCGCCATCGAGGGCCTGCAACTTTCATGAGCCGCTTCAACCTGATCGACCTTTCGACGCTGACGCCACCGGATGTGGTGGAGACGATCGATTTCGAGTCGATCAAGCTCGACATCCTCCAGGATTTGGTGACGCGGGATCCCTCTTTTTCCGCGCTGCTGGAGTCGGATCCGGCCGTCAAGCTGGTGGAGGCGTTTGCGTACCGGGAGATGATGTTGCGCCAGCGGATCAATGACGCCGCGAACGCCAACATGCTGGCCACCGCGCTGGGCTCCGACCTGGATAATCTGGCTGCGCTGTTCGGTGTCCTGCGCATGAGTTTCACGGATGCACAGGGCAACGTGACGAGCGAAACCGATGACCGGCTGCGCCTGCGTGCGCAACTCGCACCGGATGCGTTCTCCTGTGCCGGTCCGGGCAACGCCTACATCTACTTTGCGTTCTCGGCCGACCTGCGCGTGGCGGACGCCAGCGCGTTCTCGCCGGCGCCGGGTAATGTCGTCGTCACGATCTACAGCACCGATAACGGCGGCGCTGCTTCGCCGGACTTGCTGGCCGCTGTGTCTGCCGCGCTCAACGCGGATGATGTCCGGCCGCTGACCGATGTGGTCGAGGTGCAGGGAGCGCAGGTCCAACATTATTTAATAGCGGCCACGGTGACGCTCTACCCGGGACCGGACGCGAGTGCTGTTACGACGGCGATCACGAACGCGCTCACGGCCTACACGCAGAACGTACAACGGCTGGGTTACGGCATCACGCTCGCCGGCATGTACGGTGCTCTCGACCAGGCCGGCGTGCAGAACGCGACGATCCAGTCGCCGGTCACCGACGTTGCTGGTGATCCGTACAAGATCAACGTCTGTGACGCGGTGACCGTCACTATTGCGCCGGTAAGGACTGCATGAGCACCACCCCCTCGGTGCTGCCGCCCAACGCGACGCTATGTGAGAGGAACATTGAGAGCGCGGGATGGCGGCTCGGCGACGACGGTCCCATGGGTATCCGGTCCCTGTGGAATCCGCAGACAATCCCCGCGGCGTTGTTACCCTGGCTCGCCTGGGCGTTGGGCGTCGATGCGTGGGACGCCGCGTGGGATGAGGCGAAGAAGCGCGCGGTCGTCGCTTCTGCCCTCGCGGATCATCGAGTCGATGGGACACTCGCCGGTGTTCGCCGGGTAACTGGGCTTTATGGCGGCACGGTGACGAACGTCGTCCGGCCACCATGCCAGCTTTACTATGGCGCGGCGCAAACGCAGGCAGAAAAGGACGCGGCGCTGGCTGTCTATCCGCAACTGATCCTGCGCACCGATTCCGATCCTTTCGCGGTTCCGGATGGCGCAATGTTCGCCGGTCGGTTCATGGGCCACTGTCATGGCCTCGACCTCGGCGCGGCGGTACGAGCGCTGCCGCAGGCGTTCATTGAGGATCAGGGATCGACCACTCAATGCGCAGTGTCGGAGTGGACAGCATTCGGTGTGGCCTACTTGCAGATCCAAGTGCCAATCCGTAATCCGCACGGAACCTACGCTGGCGGCTTTCCGAGATTCGGGATTGCTGCAGATGCGCCGGTTTACCTGCTGCAACTCCTGCAGAGCTACGCCGGGCCCGGGCTGGGAGTCAATTACAAGCTCGTCGACGCCGGCGTCGAGCCGACGCAGGTGTTTCCCGACTGGATTTCGGAGACCTATTCCGCGCCTTGCATTTTCGCCGGCGCGCACTTCGGCGCGGGTGGGCTGTACTGGCAGGCCTCAGACGCCAGCAACCACGTGTACGCCCGGCTGTACCTGTTCAACTCCAGCCGGACGCTCGAGGCCAGTGGCAAGAGTTTCTTTGTCGACGCCGTGCACACCGGCGTCCAGCCGCACACGGCGCAGATCCGGGCCTGGTTCCCGTTGCAGCGCTCGCCCTGGGCGCCCAGCTATTACGGTCAGGGCTTCTCCGTGGCGGAGGATTACGAGTGGCTGACGCGCTATTGCGACAGCCTGGCGCGCTGTGCCCCGCTCCGGGACACCTTGCTCGTGGATACCCGCAACTACGCGGTCGTGAGCTGTGGACGCCAGGCGCAGTGCGATCCGGCGACGATGTGCGGCGCGATGCTGCCGCGTGAGTAAAGAGAGATCCGATGGAACAACAATTCAACTTTCAGCAAAACATGGACTTCCAGGTGCAGGACTTCATTGACCTGCAGCAGTGGACCTCGGACGGCATGGACCACATCGCGCTGGACGCGATCGCCCCGGCTGGCATGTACTTCACCGGGCTCGCCGCCACCCAAAATGGCCAGACCCAGGTGAACGTCGCTCTCGGCCGCCTGTACGCGCAGGGCACGAATCCTTCGGGCAGCGCTGGCTTGTGGGTATATCAGTACCCCACGGCGACCACCAATTCCTTGCAGGCGATGCTGCCACTGAACAATCCGAAGCTCATTGCGCTCATCGCCTGGGGCTCGGTCGATGCGAATGCCGATGTGGAGCCGCGTTCGTTCCTGGTCAATGCGCAGACCGGCCTCGCTCAAACCCAGTCGACCGCATTGCAGACGGTCCGCACCTGCAATCTGCAGTTTGTCGCCGGCGTCGAGTCACCTGTCCCGCAGTTGCCCACGATTCCAGCGAATGCCCTGCTCATCGCCACGATCACGATTTCTCCGACCGGCATCACCGCGGTTGCGATGCAGTCGACCAACGTGCTGCCGAACCTGGCCAGCCATGAATCCCGCGTCACGACGCTCGAGGCCACCAGCACCCAGGTGCAACTCAAAACCTCTTCGCTGGCCACCGATCTGAGCGCGCTCGCGGCGAAGACCAATGGCATGGCCTCGTTGAGTTTGGTGACGCAGATGGCGGCTGATCTCGCGCGCACGAAGGCCAAGCTCAACCTGCCGAGCTCGTTTTCTTCCTACCAGTCCGACTATTTCGGCGATCTGACCAAGACGAACAACGGCGCGACTGGATACGCTGCCAAGATCAACAACGGGCTGCTCTTCCCCGATGCGGCGAGCGGCACATTTCCGCTGGATCTGTTCAACCCGATCGATGCGAGCGTCATCAAGAGCACGCGTGGCCTGATTCTTCCGGCATACACGAGCGTCCCGCGCATCCAGACCACTGGCTACTCCGGCGATCTGTCGCTCTCGCAGTATCAGGTGCAAAGCCAGACGCTGGTGCAGCAGCAGGAAACGGTCTGGCAGTATCGCTATGGCTGGAACTGGAACTATTACCCCAACTGGTATCAGGGCCAGTTCTGGAACTACTACAACCAGTACTACGCCTACAATTTGCAGGGCGGCTACTGGTACGCCTACACCCAGACGAGCTACGCCCTGCAGACCTCGACAACCTCGATCAACGGCGCCATGGTGGCGCAGACCTTCCTGGTCTCCAACGCCATGTGGCTGACGGCGTTGGATCTGTTCCTGACCTCCGTGGCTTCGACCGGCGATATCACGATCGCGGTGACGAAGACCCTGGCGGGCCAACCCGATCTGACGAATACGATCGCCACGGTGAATGTCCCCGTCGCGACGCTGAACACCTATCCGAAGGCGACAAACATCCCGATCCCGGCTGTGCTGCTTGAGGCCGGCACGCGCTATGCGTTGGTGCTGATCACGCAGGGCAATCACCGCGTGGCCGTGGTGAGCGGGAATAACTACACCAACGGCACGATTTTCTATTCGACCGACGGCGCCTATTTCACCGGCGATCTCACCAAGGATCTGATGTTCACGCTGTATGGCGCGCAGTTCGTGAACGCGCTGTCGCAGGTCCAACTCCAGCCCGTCTCGCTGGCCGGCGGATTGACCGATCTGGCCATCAACGTTTCTCAGGTCACGCCGCAGGGCACCAGCTTGCAGATCCAATTCCAGGTCAACGGCCAGTGGTACAACCTGGGCGACACCACTGCGCCGTTGAACGCCGCGCCGCAGCTGGTGCCGCTCCGGGCTGTCTTCCTGGGCACCTCGGACCTGGCGCCGGCCGTGCTCGCGACCACGACCGGCGTTGTGGTTTCCCGGCCGGCACTGGCGTTCAATCATACGAGCGAGTTGCGGACGATCTCGCCGGCGAGCACCAACATCCAGGTGCAGGTGGTTGTCGTCGGTTACAACGCGGCCGTGCACACGCTCACTTGCACGATCGCGAATGGCGGGAACACGATCACGCCCTCGGTGACCAGCTCCGCACTGGAGCCCGATGGCGTGGGCTTGCGGTTCACGTTTAAGTTCAGCCCGGGCACGGGCGTCACCACATACAGCATCAACACCCAGGGCACGCGGCAATCGACCGCCGCGCCGTTCCAGGTTGTTGAGCGGACAGATGTTGCGCAGTAACAGGGGGTTTTCATGCAGCAGGATCAGACCGAACAGAAATCCAGCCGGGCGCCCACGGTGGCGCCCCGCGCAGATGCGCCCGCGATCGACCCGGGCGCCCAGTATGTCGTGCATCTCGCGGAGACCGTCGAGGTGCTGGGCGAGCGACTGTACCCCGGACGAGAGTATCGCCTGCGCGGGGATGTGCTGATTCCGATCCAGGCGAGCGTCAAGGATGCCAATCAGCTTCGATAAATACCGCTTCACGGACGGTCAGACGCCACTGAGCGCGGGGACTTTCAACCCGCGCTTCCAGGATCTGGACACGCGCATTGCGGCGCTCGAAGCGCTCAACATCGCCTGGCAAGCGGCTGTGCAGGAATTGACCGACTTCGGCCTGGCCCGGCTCGATTCCGTACTCAGCCCAACCTTCGACACGCTCAATCAGGATGTGGCGAATGCTGCCACCAGCGTCGCATCCATCGACGCTTCGCAGTCTGCAGCACTGGCAGCTGTCGCCGCATGGCAGGCCAACACGCTCGCTGCCATTACCGCATGGGAGAACGCACTCCAGGCGACCGCGCTCGCGATGCTCAACACGACGGCGATTCTGGCGGGCAACGGCCAAGGCGGTTTTGCGTCGGTGGCCATCGGCGCCGGGCTCAGCTACGCGAACGGCATACTGAGTGCGCCTACGCTTGCCTGGAACACGCGCACGGTTTCGTTCACCGCGGCGCTCCAAAACGGCTACTACGTGCCCGTGCCTGGAGTCGTCGCGACCTTGCCGGCAGGAACGGCCAATGGCGACCAGGTGCTCTTCATCAGCGGGCTCAGCGGTACGAGCACCTTCACCATCGTGCCGGCTTCGGGCCAGACCATCATGGGCGATACTTCGCTCGTCGTTGATCGCGCCAATGCCGGATTGGCGCTGATCTATTTCGCCGCCACGGCGGACTGGAGACTCTTCTGATGCAAAGTTTAACTGCGCTCATGGGCGGCGGTGGCCGCTTCTCGCACTTCGTTCAACTCACGGGCTCCGGTGTGTGGACTGTTCCGCCCGGCGTGCAGATGGTCCGTGCGCTCATGGCCGCCGGCGGATCGGGTGGAACCAGCGTATGCGTAGGTGGAGCGAGTCCCTGTCAGTCCGGAGGCTCCAGCGCCTATGCTGAAGTGGATTACCCGGTTCTGGGGCAGGCCTCGATTCCGTTCAGCGTCGGGGCCGGTAGCGCAGGAGTCCAGACCAGCGTCTATACCGGCACGCTTTCTTCGTGTTCCTCTGTCGTTAACCCATACCTCAGCAGCTACAACGACTGGACGCTGACGGTCCCGAGCGCACTGATCTCCGGTCTACCTGCTGGCACGCCGGTGATGCTCAAGACGACAGCGGGAGCAGGTAATGGCACAGCAACGATGACCTTTGCGAGTACGCCGGGATTTGGAATCGCCGTTGGCTGGACCGTGTACGTCGAGGGTGACAGTGCCACACGCGTGATTCAATCCATTGCTGGCGGTGTGGTGACGTTGACAACAAACATAGCTGGAACGGTAAGTGCAGGTGTCAATCGGATTTTCTTTGCACCTCCGACTACATTGGCTTCTGCACAACAATTCGGCATCTATATCGCATCGCTGCCTTATATTGCTATCGGTTCTGCCAACTACTTGTCGAACTACAATGGCGCTTTCATTGCATCGAGCACAACGCTTCTGGTGTTTAGGGTGGTGAACACTCAGGCCACGCCGGCAAACGGTGCGGCACTGGTTCTTTCGACAGTACCGTTGTTTCCTGTCTGTGGAGGCAACACGACCTTTGGGAATCTGATCGTGTATGGTGGAACGCCGGCGGCCAGCAGCAAGGCGCTGGGCACGCCGAACGGGTCGTTCACTCTGCCACAGCTCTCCAGTAGTTCGTACGAAGCACTTCTCGGAAGCTTGGTCTTCATCCCCGGCGTGGATGGAACATATTCGGGCGCTGGCGCTGCGTGCGGTGTGCCAAACGGCTCGCTGGTGGGTGCTGGTGCCGGTGGTGTGAGCGCTAACCCGGTGGCAGGCAATGGCGGGCCCGGCGCCGGGGGCGGGGCTCCTGCCGCCACGAACGTCTCTTCCCCCGCGCCATGCGGCGGCAATGGCGGCAGTGGCTTGCTGTATCTCCTGTATTAAGAAGGGCGCATGCAATACATTAAACAGGGCACAAATACCTTTCAGGTGATAAACGGCGAGCAAGTGCTGATCGATGCCAACGACAACTACGATGTCAACGCCGATGGCAGCATTGTTCCGAAACAGCATGTGTGGCTATCGAAGCTCCAGTTCCGCAACCTGTTCAGCATGGATGAGCTGGTCGCGCTCGATAACTTCGCCTCAAGCACCACGCTGACCTCCGATCAGAAAGCGTATCTTACGACGCTCATGAAGAACGTCGATGCCGCAGAGAGCATCGACCTCTGCTATCCGATGACGCAACAGGGGTTGGCCTACATCGAATCCGCGGGTTTAATCGCCGCAGGGCGCGCGGCCCAGATCCTCGCCTCTACGGTCTAACGCTTCGTCCAGACAGTTTCTTCCGGCCGGCCCGAACCGGCGTAAATCACTCAAAGGAGAAATTCACTTATGCCAGGAAACCAGTTCCTGCACGGTGCCGAAGTTCTGCAAATCGACACCGGCTCGCGGCCGATCACGACACCGTCCTCGGCGGTGATTGGCCTGATCGGCTCCGCCCCCTTCGGGCCGCTCAACATCCCGACGCTGATCAGCGGGAGTCTGCAGCTCGCCACCCAGACATTCGGTCCGGCTGGCTACGGCTTCACGATTCCCGACGCGCTGGCTGCGATCTTCGCGCAGTGCGGCGCCCAGGTGGTCGTCGTCAACGTGGCGGACCCGGGCGACAACACGCTCCAAACCAACGTCGCCGCCGCTCCCCTGACGTTCAGCTCGGTGGGCCAGATCCAGCTTCCGCATGTCGCGGTGTCTGCTGTCGCGCTCACCGGCCCGGTGACGGCGCCGATGACGTTCCAGGGCACTGCACTGCCGTTGCCCGCGGGCGCCAGCGCGCCGGTCGTGAAGTCTGCGGACGGCACGAAGACCTACACGCTCGCCACGGACTACACCTTCGCGGGCGGCACGATCACCCAGGTGGGCGGTGGCAGCATGGTCGCGAACCAGGCTGTACTGGTGACCTACACGATTGCGGGCATCACTGCCGGCACGGACTACAGCGTTAACGCGAACAACGGTCTGATCACGCTCATCAGCGGCGGCAAGATCGCGGCCAACGCCACGCTCAACGTGGCCTACAGCTATCTCGACCCGACCAAGGTGACGCAGGTTGCCGCGGCCGGCGGCACCAACGCCACCACGGGCGCCTACACCGGCGCGCAGGCGTTGCTGGCCGCGGCGAGCGTTGCCGGCGTCACTCCCCGCATTCTTTGCGCGCCGGGTTTTACCGGCATCAAGACCGGCACGACGGCCAACGCGGTCATCGCTGCGCTGGATGCAGTGGCGGGCAAGCTGCGCGCAATCCAAGTGGCCGATGGGCCCAGCGCTGCCAACGGTCCACTCACCACCGATGCCTCGGCGATCAGCTTCCGCAACGATTGGGGTTCGAAGCGCATCTTCCTGGTCGACCCGGGCGTGATGCGCTTGAACCCGGTGACCGACGTCAACGACACGCAGGCTGCCTCGGGCTATGTGGCCGGCGTGATCGCGAACCAGGACGCCACCAACGGCTTCTGGTTCAGCCCTTCGAACCAGGTCCTGAACGACGTGCTCGGCACCAATCGCCCTGTGGACTTCGCCATGGGCGATTACGCCAGCCGGGCGAATTTGCTCAACCAGAACGACATTGCGACCATCATTTACCAGGATGGCTACCGGCTGTGGGGCAACCGGACGTGCTCTGCAGACCCGCAGTGGACGTTCCTGTCGGTCGTCCGCACCGCCGACATGATCAACGACGCGATTCTCCAGAGTTTCCTCTGGGCTGTGGACCGCAACATCACCAAGACCTTCCTCTCCGACGTCGTCGATGGCGTCAACTCCTACCTGCGCAGCTTGCAGGCCGAGGGCGCCATCATTGACGGCAAAGCCTGGGCCGATCCGGAGCTGAACACCCCGGCGACGATCGCCTCCGGCCAGATTTACATCGACTTCGATTTCGCTCCGCCTTATCCGGCTGAGCACATCACCTTCCAGTCGATGATCAATGACAACTACCTCACGGAGGTGACCGCGTAATGCCTTATCCGCAACGTCTGCAGAACTTCGCCGTCTTCGCCGATGGCAAAGGCTATGTGGGCCTGGCGCCCGAACTCAACCTGCCGAAGGTGACTTCGAAGACGGAGGAGTACCGCGCCGGCGGGATGGACACGCCGGTCGAAGTGATCACCGGCACGGAGAAGCTCGAGTGCTCCTTCACGCTGGCTGAATACAACGCCGCCGTGATGGCGCTGTGGGGTATTACCACCAGCGCGGAGACGCAATTCAGCTTCCGCGGCGCCGTGCAACGCCAGGGCGAGGATGCTCAAGCGATCGTGGCCACGATCGGCGGCCGGATCAAGGAGCTGGATCCCGGCACGTGGAAGGCTGGCGATCAGGCCACGCTCAAGGCGTCCATCGCGGTGACTTATTACCGGCTCACCGTCAACGGCACAGACGTGATCGAGATCGATGTGGTCAACATGAAACGCATCATCAAAGGCGTCGATCAACTGGCCAGTCAGCGCGCGGCGCTGGGCATCTAAGCCATTTCTGCAGCCACGGCAGTTCCGGTCCGGACGGGATTCCCGGAGCAAACTACTTTCGCTTTCCTTGGAGATGGGGCGGTGTTGCGAGCCGCCCCGCTTTTTTAGCAGGATTCCATGCAGCAAACTGAAATCACAATCAAACTCGAGTTCCCAATCACTTCCGGCGCGCAGCTGATTCAAGAGATCACTTTGCGCCGGCCGAAGGTCAAAGACACCCTCGCCGCCCAGAAAGTGGCGGGCAGCACGGCTGAGCAGGAGGTCCGGCTGGTGGCGAACCTCGCGAGTTTGACGCCCGCTGAAATCGAAGAACTCGATGCCGCCGATTATGCGCGCCTGCAGGCGGTACTTGAGCGTTTTTTCTCCCCGGCGCTGCGGAACTCCGCGAAGCAGTAGTCTTCCTGGCGCATGTGACCGGCTGGTCTCTCCCTGATCTTCTCGAGCTGTCGCTCGAGGACTTCCGCGACTGGTGTGAAGCCGCGCAATCTCTCCGCGAAACGCTGACTCCCCAAAGCTGATGCCAACGCCCAACGCCAGTGTCGTTGTCAAAATCGGTGCGCTGATGGACTCGACCGTCGGCGCTGTCTTCGGCAAAACCACGTCTGGTCTCAAGAAGATCGGCGACACGCTGAAGGACCTGGCGGCGCGTTCGCAGGAGATGAAGCGGCTCGACGCAACAAGCCTGCGCCTGGGTGAGTCCGTAGAAACGCTTACCGCGCGGTATGAGAAACAGAGCGGGACGCTCGCCAAGGCGGAGGCATCCTTCGCGAAGGTCAAAGAGAAGATCACTGCAGCCGGCGGCGCTGACGAGAAGCTGGCCGCCCAGCTTGCGCGTGCCGATGAGGCGGTGCTGCGCGCCCGACTGAGCCTGGACCGCACCAGCGTCAGCCTGACCAAGGCCCGGACGGATTACAGCGAGGCCTCCGCCGCGGCCGAGAAGTTCCGTGCTGCTAATCAGCACGTGGAAGCCTCGCTCGATCATTTGGGCGCGGCCATGAAGCGCTACGAAGGGGCGAGCGCGGCGCTCCAAAAGAACCAGGCCAACCGCGCGCAATGGCGGGCCGCCATGGTGGAAGTCGGCATCCTGGGCGCGGCGGTGAAACGCGTTTTCGACAAGGCGAGCGAATCGGAGGATGCCAAGATTCGATTGGGCTTCGTCCTGCGCGGCGACAAGAAACAGATCGGCGACGTCATCCGGGAAACGCGAGCTTTCGTGCACAACAGCTCGGCCACGATGCCGGAAATGCTCGCCATCCAGGGCACGCTCAACCGCGAAGGCCTGCAGGCGGATGAAGCGTTGATCGCTTCGAAGACCGTGCACATGGTCTCGGAAGTCACGCAGCAGGACGCGGCGGAGACGGCCAAGGCCATCGCGAGCATTTACAACACTGTCGGGCTCCAGATGGTGGGCTCGACCCAGCAGAAATTTTCGCGCATCGGCGACCTGGCGGCGGCGATGCAGCAGAACTTCGCCATTGAGGATATCGGCGGCCTGGGCTCCGGCCTCGCGAAGGCGTTGCCGCAGGCCAGCATGGCGCGTGTCACTTTCGAACAGACCGGGGCCGCAATCGGTGCGCTCACCCGCTACGGCATGGAGGCCGGTGGCGCTGGGCAGCAGATGAGTGCGGTGCTGCGCAATTTGACCAAGGCTTCCAAGGAACTCGGCTTTCAGCTGGTTCACGACGCGAAGGGCAACCTGGATTTCGAAGCCACGATCCTCTCCATGAACGCTCGCTTGAACCGGATGGGCGGCCTTGAGCGCAACCGGGATGCCCTGACCAAGGCCTTCACCCGGCGCGGCGCCGATGCGGCATTCTACCTGTCGCACGCCGCCGCGACCGGGGAACTTGTTCAAGCACAGGAGGCGCTCGCCGGCAGCACTGGACGCGTCCGAGAGGAGTATCGAAAGTTAGAGAATTCTCCACAAAAGCAATGGGAGAGGGCGGTCAAGAACATCGGGATGATCTTCAACCCGATTGGCATCGCGATGATGCCGGCAGCCACGGCCGTGCTTGAAAAACTGGAAGGCGTGTGCGCGAAGCTCGGCGCCTTCTTTGACGAACATCCGACTGCGGCGAAGTGGATTGGCGGAGCGACCGTGGCTGCGCTGGGTCTTGGCGGTGCGATTACCATCATCGGCTATGCGATGGCGACGATCCTGACGCCGTTTCTAAAGATGAAGGAACTGGCACTGCTGTGGAAGCTGCGCAGTTTGGAGACGACGATCCAACTTGGCGCACAGACCGTCGCAACCGGCGAGGCAGCGGTCGCCACCGAGGGCCTGGCTGTTGCGGAAGGCGAGGAAGCGACGGCCGGCGCGGCGTCGAAAGCGGGCCTCTTAACGCGCATCCCGCTCCTGGGCCGGCTGGCCACAGCGCTCGGGCTTGCGGGCGATGCTGAGCTGGAATTGGCCACGGCAGCCGGCACGGCGGAGACGGCCCAGGCCGGGCTCATGGCCACGCTGGCGCCCTTGCTGGGGATCGGACTCCTGGGCGCCGCCACGGGTGGTGCGATTGCGTACCACCAGATGAAGGAGAACCAGGCTGCGCTCGATGAGCGGTGGAAGCGCTGGTCCGGCACGCACCTTGTCCTGAACCACGGCGTGGCGCCGTCTCCTGGCGCAGCTCTCGAGGGAGCGCAACTCCCTGGTGGCCATGCTATTCCGGCCACTCCGGTAACGCCGCTCCACACCGGGCTCGACGGCCTGATCGAGATCGGGCAGCCGAAGAAGATGGCGAAGGGTGGCATCGCCACGAAGCCGACCCTCGTCGAGGTGGGCGACGCCGGCACGGAGGGCATTGTCCCGCTTCCGCGCGGCTTCCGGCAGGGTCTGGGAAACAGCACCGTGATCACGATTCATGCGCCAATCACCATCCACGGCGTCCCAGAACCGCGCGCCGTTGCTTTGCATGTGCGCTCTGAGCTGGAGCGCGCCGTGCGCGACGCGGAAGCGCGCCGGCGCGGAGGAATGCACGACTGATGGCCACCGACATCATGATGCAACTCGGGAACTTCCAGTTCTCGATCGGTACTGCCGCGTATCAGGAATTGCGCCGCAATGTGGAATACCGCTGGGCAGAACTCAACCGGATCGCGCACCGGCCCTCGCTTCAATTCGTCGGCGTGGGCCGCGATGAAATCGAACTGCGCGGCGTGATCCTGCCTACGTTTCAGGGCGGGATCCACCAGGTGGATATTCTGCGCACCTACGCCCAAAAGGGGAAGCCGCAGACGCTCACAACCGGTCGTGGTGAGAACTGGGGACCCTGGTGTGTGCTCGCGATCACCGATGAACAGCGGACGATGACGTTCAAAGGAACGCCGCTCAAGATCGAGTTCACGTTGCGGCTCAGCTACTACGGCCCGGACGATGGCAGCACCGGCTCGCGCGGCTATGTTTCATCGACCTGGAGCAATCTCCTGGGCAAGCAGGGTGCGACATTGATTACGCCGCCGGACATCGCGACCGCCAAATCGGGCGTCGTTCCCCCGGTAAAAGCCTCGCAACTGGGCAGTCTGACACCCGCACTCGCTGCCGCCAAGATTCCTCCCCAGGTTGCGGCATCGACGCTCACCAAGGCGATTCAGCAGGTGCAGCTGATCCAAAAAGATGCGACCGCAGCGGCAACCGTCCTCGCGCAAGTTTCGATGACGGTCTCGAGCCTGAAGACCGGGATTGCCCATGATCCGGTCGGAACCATTTCGCGCCTACTGACCAGTGGCATCGGGCAGGCCGGGATCCGGACGCTTTTCGGATCCGACCTTGCCGGATCGCTCTCTCAGATCGGCGCCGCGGTCCAGGTCGGCCAAGGCACCGTCCAGACTGTGGGCAACTTGCTCGCCACCACAGCACGGGGCGTGAATCACGGATGACCCAGCAGTACACCACCCAGGCGAACGACATGGTCGACGCGATCGCTTATAAGGTCTATGGCGCGACGGCGGGCTACACCGAGGCCCTCTTGGCAGCGAATCCCGGTCTCGCCGACGAAGGTCCGCTCTTGCCAGCGGGCATCGCCATCACGCTCCCGGACCTGAGCGACCAGGCCCCGCAGATTCAGACCGTGAAGCTCTGGAGCTAATCTGACTCCGCAATTCCAAATCACCGCTAACGATGTCGATCTCACATCGAAGATCGCGGCGCGCCTGATCCGCCTGCGCATTACCGACGAAGTGGGCGTGAACTCGGACCAGTTGCAGCTCGACCTCGACGACCGGGATGCATCCATTGTGCTGCCGCCCTTCGGCGCCACGCTCGAGTGCTCGCTTGGATATAAGGAATCCGGCCTGTCCGCGATGGGCCGCTGGATCGTGGATGAGCTCGAAGTAGAAGGGCCGGACCGGCGCCTGACGCTTCGTGCGCGCAGCGCCAACACGCCGGCGCCCGCGGCGAATGCGAACTCGACCTGCATTTCAGGGCTCCAGGCCCGCAACAACGACACGTACACCAGGCTGACGATCGCCGGCATTGTGGCCAAGATCGCCACACGCAATAACCTTGGCGCGGCGGTCGATCCGGCGATTGGCGCGGTTCAGATTGCGCACCGCGCGCAGACAGGCCAGAGCGATAACGAATACCTGTCGGTGCTGCTCGAGCTGGTGAACGCGGGCTGGAAGGTCCAAGGCGGCAAGATCATTGTCTTTCAGCACAACGCCGGCGTCGCGCCATCGGCGTCCGGCGGAACAGGCCAGTCCATTCCCGCGATCAACCTGGCGCCCAGCGATTGCTTGCGCTGGGCGGCCACGCTGACCCGGCGCAGCTCACACAAGCGGGCCCGGGCGCGCTACCACGATCCGCAGGCGGGCCAAGACACCTATGTGGAAGCAGTCTCAGACGACGCCACGGAGGAAGACACCGTCGACACCGATCCGGCCGAGTACCCGAACAGCAATGAGGCACTCGCGGCGGCTACTTCAAGGGTGCAACGCCTCGATCGCGGCTCGGAACTGCTCCGCCTCACGCTGCAGGGCAATCCGGCGATCTGTGCCGAAGGCCCTGTGATTCTCTCCGGCTTCCGACCCGAAATCGACCACGCCTGGATCGCCGTGCGCGTGACGCACACGTTGGAGCAATCCGGCTACACCACCGAAATCGAAGCGCAGAAGACCCTCATGCAGGCCGCCAGCTACCGGCAGCGCAAGGGCCTCACTGCAACCAGACCGAAATAAGGGAGACATCATGAACGCATCTGCGAATTGCTTTCGACTGATCGAAGGCTCGGAGGGCTGTGAGCTGAAGGCCTATCCGTGCCCGTCCGGAATTCCCACCATCGGCTACGGCCACACCTCCAGCGTCCGGCTGGGCATGACCTGCACGCCGGCGCAAGCTGCGGCCTGGCTCTGTGAGGATGTCCACTACGCAGAAAATCTCGTGCAAGCGCACGTGACCGCTCCGCTCACCCAGAACCAGTTTGACGCGTTGGTCTCCATCCTCTTTAATGTCGGGCCTGGCGCGAAGGGCGAGAAGGACGGAATCATCGTCCTCTCCAACGGCCAGCCGTCGACGCTGTTGACCAAGCTGAACGCCAAGGACTACGCCGGCGCGGCCGACGAGTTCCCCAGATGGTGCCACGGCGCCGGCAACACTCCGCTGGGTGGCCTGATAACGCGCAGGGGGCGCGAGCGGGCGCTTTTCCTGGGCCTCCAGGACTACATGCACGTCGCCTGACAGGGCGGCCCACCAAGCTCACTTCCGCAAAACAACATCATGAAAACTCGGTTTCTCAAACACCTCACGCCACGTGTGGCTCTGGTCATCCCGTGGTTCGTGCTGGGCACGTTGCTGTGCTGGCCGGCACTCGAGCTCGGCCTCCTGTTGCATGGGACGCGCCCGGGCATCACAAGTACAGCCTGGGCACTCGACTGGCTCACGGACTGCCAAAAGAACAGTGCGTGCCTGCCTTCGCAAACCACCGCCACTGTGGGTGTGATCAAAGCGGCCTCGGTCCAGAGCTATCAGGCCTCGCGGCAAATGCAACTCACGGCGGTGGAAGGCCTGGCGTTCCTGAAGGACGTTCATCGCGACACGCACAGCGTCCTGTCTGAACTCCAAACCTCCATTCATGAGACCGGCCTGCTGGTGCGCGACACGCGCCAGCGGTTGAACACCGCGCTCGACGATGCGGATCTGGCCGTGAAGTCCGGAAACCAACTGCTGATCACGGCAAACTCCACGCTGCTCCCGCTCAAGGAATCCCTCGACAACATCGACCGTTTGACCAAGCTGGCTGCCGACCAGCTCGCCGCCGGCTCGCCCAAGGTCGAACAAACTCTGACAGATCTGGACCGGGCAGTCGACGCCTTCGCGAAGCTGCTCGAGGACAAAAACGTTCAGGCCACGATTGCCAACATCGCTGGCACCAGCTCTCATCTCGACGGCGCCGCCGAGTCGATCGACGACGCTCTTCGCCCGTGGCGCGAGCGCGCGGGCATGCTGAAAACCATTGTGAGCAAGGCATTCGACATGCTCAAGCTCACATTTCCCGTCCGATAGGAGAACAAACACATGACTGTATTTCTGACTTGGCTGAAGATCATTCCGACGATCCTTTCGACCGTCATGTCCATCATCGCCGCGCTCGAACAGGGCTTCCAGGAAGTCGCTGGGGCGACCGGCAACAGCGCCGCCCAAACCGGCGCGACCAAACTCAACGTCGTGCAGGCAGCTCTGCAATCGCTCTACACGACGGAACAGAGTGTGGCATCGGTGGTGCCCATCGACAAACTCACCACGTACGTGACCTCGATCGCCAGCACGCTGGTCGATACCTTCAACAAACTCGGCTGGTTCAAGAAGACTACGCCTCAGCCGGCCAGCGCCACGGCCTAAGCCCGCGGCGTCCGATCGCAAAACAAGCATGCAGATTGGGCGGGGCGCCGAGCCCCGCTCCGAAAGGTTAACGATGAACAGCAACATGCATCTCTGGCTGCACGGCCTGCTGGCCGCCGTGCTTTCCGCACTTGGAGATTCTGGTAGTGTCGCGCTCGGCGCCGCCGTCGTGGCTCCGGGTTTCCTGCGGGATTCGCGCTTCTGGGAAGCTCTCGCCGGCATGCTCGTGTTTTCCGCTTTGAAGACCGTCTTTGCCTACCTGAAGCAGAGTCCCTTACCAACGACAATCAGCAGCGCGGACCCCGCGGGGAATGCTACCCGCTGAACAGCCGCCGCGCGCTCTCTGGCTGCCGGGACCGCATCCAATTTGTCCATTTTGCGGCTATCCATGCTCGATCAGCACCGGTTCTTGCGGCGGGGTGAATTGGGGCGGCTGTGTGCATGTGAGCGACGTGGCAAAGCAGAGCGGAACCCTGGGACTGGCCTTCAGGACGAACTCGACAAAGGAAATCACCGTGAGCGAAGAATCCCCAAGCATTCAGGAGATCTCCCGGCACGTGGCAACCCTGATCACGCGCATCGACAGCCTGCAAAGCAGCGTGAACGAGATCAAGGTCTCGATGGAAAAGCTGGCAGAGGGGCATACGAGCACGCGTG